CTTTTGTAGATTGTATCATAGCAGCGTGTGCTCTTCCATTAGTATTTACTACCCCACTTCTTCTACCTCTATGATAAGCTACGTTAGTACCTCTATATCTATTGTAGTTATTCCAACCATAAATGTTATTGTTCCATCCATAAGGATTTCCATAACCATAATATCCATTCCAGCTCCATTGGTTTGATGACCAACTTCTATTGTTCCAGCTATAAGACCAACCCATTCCATAATTCATAGATGAATATCCCCATAACCAATCATCCCACATCAAATCTCTATTCCAATATGAATTCATATTGAACCCATTACTCCAACTGTATCTATTATTGAAGTTATATCTATTGAATCTATTATTTCTTAGTATTCTATTATTCCAATCAAATGATATAGGCTGAGATTTAGCGTATTGAGCATAATCATATCTAAAATTAAAATCATCTCTGAGTAATCTATTTAATTCCCATTCGTTATCCACTACATTTACATCAATGGTTTCTCCATTCGCAGTAGTGTAGATTGGGTCATAAGATAGTGTAGATACTTTAAACGTTCCACAACTCATCATTAAGAATACCGATAGTAATAATAGTAAATTTTTCATAATTATGATTTTAAGTTATATTTTTTGGGTTGTTACTTCACTCAGAACCCTTATGGATTCAGTTAACCTTTGTGATTGGTTACCCTTTGGTATTAGTAACACAATATGTGTACCACTATGTCCTATAAAGAAATTATTTTTAAAGGGAGTAATCACCTTTGGTTGTATCTCCATTGAGGTTTGGGAGAACAATAAGAGAATAATTGGGTAAGGAAAGAAACCATTTTTACGAGCTTCCCATATGTTGTTTCCTACCTCTAATATGAAGTTACATAACCTTTGTTTAAATTTTAACCTAACCATCCTTTTAAATAATGTATCCGATTAAGATATAAATCCTTTATTACTTTACACTTACTTTCACAAATATTTCCTGCTTCCCACCGCTTATAGGTTTGAAGATGATAATCCGATTTAATCAATTCATTTTCCCACTTTGGATGTATCCCTAATGATGATGATATCTCAAATAAGGCTTTATTGAGGCTGTTTGTCATATTAATATAAAGATATTTAACTATTTGAATATAAATATAGTATTTTCAAACTATCAATAAAAAAATCCGTTCCGACTCTCCCCCCACCATAAACGATGTAAAGGAGGTATTCCCTTAATCCTCTATTGTGGTTATACTATTTTTCTTTGGAACATACTCATCAACACCCTGCTCAAAGTCGGTATCATAGTAATCTCCACGCTCATCTTTATTGGTGGTGGGTTCGTTCCATTGGTCATCAAAGTACTGAAAATTGTTATCGTTCATTAGTATATATTTATTACGATTCTTGCTATTTGAGTTTGTGATACTCTGATAGGTACTATGGTATCTCCGGTGATTGGATTGATTAACAATCTTCCACTTTCCAAATGTAGGTTCTGAGCTGGTGTTAACTTACTCAATATCTCATTTGTGATTATTGGGTCTTGTACTCCACCATCAGTTAGTAATCCAAACATTATTTAATACTTAGCCTCCACTGTTAATACACATTCGGATAATCCCTCATGCTTTGATTGATTTGGAGTAATCCCCTTAATCAACCATTTTAAATTTTGGTATGAAATTTCACCACCTACCGATAAACAAGGACCGCCTTCATAATCAAACATTGTTACCTTACCTGCATCATTCTGAGATTGTCTCACAAATTGAGATTCACCCATTACTCTGATACGATTAGCATCAATCTTTTCGACTGTACGTTCTAATCCATATCTACTCTTAATCACTTCCATAACTTTAAATATTAGCTATTCATTTATATTTTTTAATTTACTGTTATAATCTTCCATTAGTTCTATATATCGAACTTCATCATTATACATTTTATTGAAGTTGTTTATTAGGTTCAATACACTACCATTTATTAAGTGTACATATTGAGCCGTTCTAATTGTATTCCAAACTTTAGTATAAGCTGTAATCATTATCTTAATCCTTTTGTTGTTGTTCTACCTAATGTTATTGCTATCTCTGATGGGGTTGTTCCCATTTTCATTTCCTTCTTATACCACCAATACATATCTTCGGTAGTACCTTTCCCTCTTTGCTTTTCTAAACACTTCTCCCACAAATCCTTTCCGAACTCAGATTCCAATTCGGTTCTTAATTGACGTAATCGTATGTTCTCTTCATTTACTCCTACTTCCATCAACTTTTGTGCTTTGATTCGTTTCATCTTAGCCAATTGATGAGCTTCATGCCTTCTATCAAAGATATCATTAATCTTTGAAGTTTCCATAAACCCATTATAGATACCATCATATAACTTCTCATTATCCTTAGCTTCTCTAAAGTATGGTGAATATTCAAAATCACCATTCCTAATCTTCAATAGAAGTGGGAACTTAGCTTTTAAAGGTCTCCTTCTATACTTACCTTCTGTAAAATATCTAAATGGGTTATACATGGTTTTATGGTTTTATGGTTTTAATTATATGTAAATATACAAAATATATTTGAGATAACCAAATAATTAACTAATTATTCTTTTTCAGGTCCATACATCTTTGGTACACCACCATCTTTTTGACCTAATGAATTAAGTATCTTCTCACCTATCTTTATATCAAACTTTACCCCATTTATTCTAAATGTACCACCTTGCCTTACAATCTTTTTGAAAAATATAACTTGCTTTTCGGTCCATTCCTCTGAAAGTTTTAATACATCTTCTCTACTAATTGGTTTATCATTAGCTAATATCTTAGATGTCTTTACAATGGATGCTAGTTTTAGTTTGCTCATATTAATCTCTTTCTAATATTTTCTTAATTTGAGATTCTTTCAAAATCTTAGGTTGTTGTGTATTATTAGATTGTTCTTCTTCGTTTGGGATGTGGTAGTTCTCAACTAGCTTCTGCATCCAATCATTTGTTTGTTTACTCATTACTTTATATTTAATAGTTGTTCTAATTGTTCGAATGATGGTTCAATCACATCATCCCAAAAGAATTCAGGCTCGTCATCTACACTCAAATCATCCAATTCTCGTGTAATGTACTCACCATCTTTTGTAATTTTAATAACACCAATTGGCTCATACCCCTCATCCCAATACCTAGCGGTGAATGTTACATCCGAATCAATTTCAATTAATTGTCGGTGTATTTCCTTTAACATATCCGATGGTGGATACCATGCTGAGTCAAAATGAACTTCCATTTCGGTGTCACTATTAGTAAAGTAATCCTGAATTGAAATCCATTTGGAACCTATCTTATTAATAAATAATTCAGCATCTGCGCCAAACACATCTGCAATATGTGGAGTATCTCCTTCGTTTGGGTACCTTCCAGCATTACAATTGTCAATCTTTTCGAATAGGAAATCAATTACCTTTGATGTTCCTTTAATAATAAAATTTGTACTACAAGTATTTGCCATAATTTATTTATCTAATCGTACACCACAAAATACAGGGAATCTTAATGAACCATCATCAGTAGTTTCAAAGTATCTAACTTCAGCCGTTTTACCTATATAATCTTCTTTATTGGTTAAGATATCCTCTCGTTCTTCGTGAGATAATCTAGCACCAGTCTTTACAACCTTTCCGTTGTATTCTATCCAAATAGTTCCGTGAGTTGGAATAGCATCATTTGGTGTAATATCCACAATAGGTACAGCTACATCAAAGAACTTTTTATACTTCAATAAGTTATCACTTCTACCATTCACTTTATATCCATCAGTTCCCCATCGTATCATTATACCTTCATAGCCAACACTCATAAATTTCCCATAATAAAATTCTAACTCGTCTGGGTTATTGATTTGTACTAATGGTACTACTTCTATATTTGGTAAACCGAATACTATGGTTTTAAGTTCATTGTATCTTTCTATAAATGGTTTATCTGAAATCATATCATATACATGGTATTTCACATTTTCAGTTTGACCTTCTCTATATTTCTTTATGATTTTCATATTCTCTTGAAATGTCAATCCATGTGCATATAGTTCTCCATCAATATATTCCTCAAATCCTTTCAAATCATTCTGAATATGTTTTAAAGTAATGATTTCCTTATTTGCTCTTGATATTAACTTACCATCATTTCCCAATCCTCTCATACCATCTAACTTTGGTTGAGCATAACAAGGAAATTGTACTTTCTTTTCTTTTTTGAAATAATCTTGAGCTAACATAGGTAGGATTACCTTAACACTCTCAGCTTCTTCAATGGTTTTGAAATACCCCTCTCTTAGTTTCTTAACTATAAGAGCTCCAGCTTCAAATTCAGATTGAGTTACTTCAGTAGTTTCGTTTATCTTTCCGATGTTCTTTGGTTTACACAATTTTTTATGTTCTACCTTTTTACCATCTAGCAATCCAGATGTTTGGATTAAATTACCTTCGTTGGTAGTTACTTCCAATACTCTTACTTTGCCTTTACTATCTAATTTGTATATCTTCATATTTTATTATCTAAATATAAAATTTAATATTGTTAGTTTGAATGTATCTAAGTTACTTAGTCCATTCGTACTCCATAGTTTATTATCATCTAAATCTTCTCTAAGTTTTAATAGATAGGTTCTAAGGAATAAGAAATCACCTTCAAACTTCAATTGCTTATCAGCTCCGTTTGGGAACTGCCAACATAGTTTTAATAGTGAGTACTCATTTAAGTTTTTTTGTATTGTTAGTAAGTTAAATCCCCAACCTTCCCAATTGGTATTAATGAAAATATTTAATGGGGAGATTGTGATATTAATTTTTCTTGCCTTCCAATTTATTTTTTGTAGTATATTCATAGGTTAGGGTTTAGATTAAAACATTGGAATTTCTTCTGATTCGTTTTCAACTTCCTGCTCATTGAAAAGAGCCTCACCCTCATCCCTTACATACTTCTGAACTAATTGTTTAACATAGGTTCTTTCAGAATCTACACCACCATCATTAGAGAAGAATGGAAAGATTGATATTTCAGCTGATTCGAATAAATCAAAACCATCATAAAGTAATCCAGCCATCTCAACACTAGCTCTAGTCGATACCATTGCGGTAACTTTACCAGCATCACTCATTGATTGAGTACGAGTATGGTGAGATATTTCAGCTACTGCTTTTAAATCATCTTCGTTAACATCAGGGAACATAAACTTTAACAATTCAAATTCCTGCTCATCATTTAGAACATCCATTTCAATAGTAACAAATCTATCTAAAATTGCTCTATCAATTACTCTAGTCGAAGTGTATTCGTTACCAATGTTAGCCGTAGCGATGAAAGTAACACCTTCAGCCACATTCACAATTGGTGAACCTTCAGCCTCATCTAATCTTAAATATCTCTGCCCACCATCTAAAACGGTCATTAAGATATTCCAAGCATCAGGGTGAGCCCTACTTAACTCATCTAATAGGATAACTGCGTTTGGAGTTTTGATTGCTTTAACAAATGCTGATTCTGAAAAGTAAGTTCCTTTTTGTTTATCAAACTGAGTATTACCAATCAAAGTTGCTCTAGCATCTTGCGTTGCTCCTAAGTTGAAGTAGAAATCTGGTCTATCTAATGCTTTTACTAATGATTTGGCCGCCATAGTTTTACCACAACCAGCTGGTCCAGTCATCATAATGTTCTTAGCTCTTACAGCTGAACGTATTAGGAATTTCCATTTTAAATCAGTCATCACTAATTCAGTTGGTCTAAGTTGAACCGAACCATTGTGAATGAAATCTTTAATAGCTTTATGGTCTGATTGGTCTTCAAATTGAACACCACCATTATCAGTATTCATTGGTACAACTAAGTTGTTGTAAACATCCATTGATACTCTTCGGTAAACCTTCTTACCATTCTTATTGATGAACGATTGTAGTGCTTCACCATTAACATATGCACTCTTACGAGTACCAGTAGTAACACCCATTGTACCAACTTTGGTATCCTTAGTGTCAATTAACTTAAATGAATTTCCAAACTTTTCTACTTTGTAAACTTCATTTTTAACGAATCCGATTGTGAAATCTTGCATAACTTTTATTTGTATTAAAGGGTTATTGTTTCGGGGATTATTCCCCATTTGTATTACTAGTCTAATATACGAAATATATTTGGAACTACCAAACTTTATTCGATGTTTTTTTTATGTTTTTCTTTACGATAGAATTTCTTCTTATTTCTATGAGGAGTTGGAACTTTAAGTGCATCTAACCAATCTTGTAAAGTTAACTGAACTTCTTTTAGTTTTGTATTTTTACTATCTTTCATTTCGCTTGATTGGGGTTAGGGTAGTATCTCTCTCTCTTTCTTAACTACCCTCTAATATACGATTTTCAATTGACATACACAAGCTTTTTCTCATTTATTTTTGAAGAAAAAGTCCGTTCATTGTTTTGGTTATTTGAGAAACGTTTTTTAAATCTATCAATTTTGCACCAGCACCATACATAATTTTAAATCCGTTTGATGGTTCTTGTCCTTCACGTACATAATCATCAACGTAGTATGATAGAGTTTGAATTCCCATACCTTCTATTTGTTTTACCATTTTACGAGTATGTTGATACGCTGGTTCACCTGAATAGTATAAATCACTATTACCAAAGTAAGGTTCACCATCTGAAATATTTAAGAAGTATGAATCCATATCATTATTTGAACCTAAGAAGTTTTTCATAATTGCTTCAAAACATAATCCCTCAGGAGTAGTACCACCTACGTTTAGTGATGGAAACATTTGTTTAACCTTAGAGAACTTATCAGAACGAGAATCATAAGCCATTACTATATAAGGTATCTCACCAGATGTAGTTCTAAACGTAACCTGTATTGATAGGTTTTGAATCATATCAACTGCTTTACAAAGTGCAACCACATTGGTCATAGTATTTGTCCACTTACCACCATTCATTGAACCACTAGCATCAATTGATACATGCAGATTAGCTTTCTTATAAGAATCAGTTTCCATATATTGGAATACATTTTCGTTTCCAAATCCTAATGATGATATCATTCGTTTATCAATCTTACCATATTTTTGGCGATTGAAGATAGTATTTCTATCTTCACCTCTTACCTGAAGTTTCTTACCTAACATAGTTCCGATTCGAATACCATCATTAACTGCATCCGTATGTCTCTTATCAATAGGGCCGTTCTCTTCAACATTCCAATTATTATAACTCATTGGGAATATACTACTTTCTAAAAGTGATTGTGTTAATCTCTTAACTACAATACATTTGGTACCTTTTTGGTGTTTTCCATAATAACTTTCAATACCACTACCAACCGAAGTAACTTCCGAACCTGATTCTTGAATAGCTTCTACATCGTTATTATCCTTCTTAGTGATTTTTTTCTTTTTGATATCACCATCTAAGAAATCTTTTTGTTTTTGGATTTTCTTTTGTAGAAGTTGTTTTTGTCTATCTGAAAGTTTAACTTTTTCAGTTGTTTCAGTTTCATCAGTATTAGTTGAATCAGATGGTGTACCCATTTCATCAGGAACATTATCTAATTCCATTCCTCCACTACCAGTTGGAGATTCATCAGAACCACCAGTTGGAGATTCACCATCTACACTATTCATTAAATCATCAAACTCTTCTTCGGTCATTTCACGTGGTTCATCCGAACCATTACCACCATTTCCGTTTTGAGGTTGTTCACTTTGTTCACTTTGTTGGTCATTACTACCATCACCATCACCTTCTTCACTTTCCGATGTTGGTAAGTTACTCATAATAGTTTGAAACATTGTTAGAGCCACATTGAAAGCATCTAAGGAACTTTTTAACCTATCAATAGAACCTAATCCCATTGTTTTGTAAATATCTCTTAAACCCTTTAATGCGGTTAAGTCAGTATTCTTATTATGAATGTTAATAATTCTAAACATATACGAATCAACACTCTCTTCAGTATATTCATCAGATTGTAAAGCCTTATCAATCAATTTATCATTAAAGTACTTATCGTACATTGCTCGGTAATAATCTCTATAACCTGGAGCCGAATCAAATACAAATTTATCAATTCTTCTATCTTCTACAACATTCCATAAATCTTTGATGATTGAAACTGAATTCATAATACCTTTCTTAATAGCCCCAGTGGTAATATGTGTAGGAACTATATTATAGATATCTTTAAGAACTTGGAAATCTGAAAGTTTAATGTGAGAACCTTCATGTAGTGCTAATCCAACAGCAACATCAAAATCCTTTGGTTCTGATATATTAGAACCAATTACTACACTTTTACCATCAGTATAAGAATCACCTCTTTCACTAAATTTAACTGCAATTTGGTCATTCGTAACAATGTTAACGAAGTTTGAAATAGCCCGTTTAGAAGCTGCCATTTTGTAGAGGTCATTTGATTTCTTCTCTACTACACTCATTGTATCAACTACACTATCTTCATCTTCCCAATCTTTTAACCAATAAGAAGAATTTCCGTATTTACTCATAATTTTATGTTTTTAAAGGGTTATTGATTAGATGGAACTCCCACCTCATTACCTGTCTAATATACGAAATGTATTTGGATTAAACAAGCTTTATTTGATTTATTTTTGATTTTCGATATGTTCATTAATCAATGTAACCATATCTTCGATTCTTCGATAATCTTCAGATGGGAGGATTAGTGATTTAACTAATAACTCATCATATAAATAGCCATCCCATATACCATTTAACATATTAAGTATTGGATGATGTACTTCTTTCATAGTTTCCCATATGTAATCTCTTACCAATCTGATTGTAGTTGAGTGGTAATCGAAAAGGAATCCATGTTTCATTAATTCATGTCGGTCAAATCTTTTGTAATTCATATTATATAATTTAAGTGGGTTAACGTTGTTCACCAATCTCTCAATCTTAACAACACTCTAATATAAGAATAATAAATGACATACACAAGCTTTTTCTTACTTATTTTCAAAAAAAAAGACCCAACAATTAAGTTGAGTCTTTTATATATAAATTTTGTAACTTTTAGTATTCAGTATCGTGAGTTGGGTAATCAGTTTCCAAATCATCTAATACAAATAATAATTCCCTTCTAGCTTCCTCAACCATTCGGAAATCTTCATAAGATATAGCTTCTTCTAACTTATCCAATATTTCCTGTACTCTTTCATTGATATCCATATTATTTATTCTGAGTTTCTCACTTAAATATGGAGTTTTTAAAAAATAGTAATTATTTTAAGATGTTTTTAATATCACCTCGCCAACGTAGCTCTGAATTAGGTGTTAATTCCATAAAATCTGATTGTAAAATCTCCTCATTAACATCAACACCTTTACAATATAATTCATCATCACTACCTTTTGATGTTCTGGTAATTGTTAAGTTAGTTCCTAAAAATCGTATTGGTACACTTACTTTATTTATGTGAGTGTGTAAGAAGAATTCATGTGGTACCATATAGTAATCTTTATTCAAATGCTCCATCATATAAAATAAACAGGTTGAATAATAATCCATTAACTTAGGTGAACCGTATGCAAATAAGTCACAAATACCATCTGAATCTTTCCAACCGGATGTCTTAACTCTACCATATGGTATGTTAAACATTTCATTTTCAGTTATATCCAATCGTTCATCAAAGAATATATCAGTTCTAGCTCGGATTACAATATCATAATCAATATCCAATTCCTTTGTAAGTAGGTTTGCTCTCCATATCTTATACCACATTGATAATGTACCAAAGTTCATACAAGAGTCTCTTAGATGTTGTTGTAATGAGTTTGGTGGATTGATTCCCATACGTAACTGTGATAGAGTTGATTGTTCAAACGATTTGAAGGATTCTACTTCAGTTTTCTTTACATCATATAATCTATGAAAGTTATCAATTGTATCACCTAGCTCCTCATTCTCAACATCCCAAAAGGATGCATACACATCCATATCATATTGTTTGATAAGATTATTCCAATAATCCTTAGTTCTTTCCAAATCTCTAATTTCACCAGAGAAACATATTGCTATCTTCTTCTTAGATGTAGTTACGTTGGGTTTTCTTTTTATCACTTTTTTAGTAGTTGATTGAGGTGATGATGAATATCCAAAATATTCTAAATCATCTTTCCACAATACTTCCAATTGTTTAATATGTTCTGAAGTGTACATATCGAAGTAATCTATTTGCTTAGGAAGTGATTCTAAATCAATATCAGTTAAATTGACGTGTTTTCTGAACTTATTAATATCAGCTTCTATTGATTCATATCGTAAAATAATACTAGTATCAGTTAGTAACCATTTTCCGTTGATATCTTTTAATTGAGAAAATAGTGATTTTCTAAATAATGGTGCATGGAATACAATAGACCTATCTAAGTATATATCTACAAATTTATGAAAATCTACTATGGTATGATTATCAGTTGGTAAATTATGATACTTTCTACACCATGCCCAATCATTAATAAAATATTGATATAGTAGATTAAACGGATTCCTAACAGTGGTTGCTAGAATATCAACTGATACGTATCCAAATTCATCAACATCCCTAAACTTACCCTCTGATTGTGATGTAAAATCCCAATCTCGCCAACCCTTTATTTGAGCTGGGTAGTTCCAAGATGTACCAGTTGAATGTATAGGTACAAATAAATTATCTAGCTCAACAACTTTATTTACAAAGTTTTTGTTGAAAATTTCATTTCCTGCATTTGGAATATCTATGTATAATAATCTCATTCTACAATATATTTATCACCCTTTACACAAGGAAATTTAATTACAGTTGTTGTTACATCACTAATGGTTCTAAAATCGGTTTTATCACCAGGTTCTATTATAATAACATCACCTTCATTATATACTACTGAATTCATCTCAGCACTACCTTTTGTGATAATAGTTATTTCAGTTGCCACTTTATGGTAATGAGTATGTTCGTATTCATCTTTTTTATAATTCTTAACCGATACCTCAAAGTCATCAGTTTTAAATAATGATGGTTCGAAGTTACCAACTACCCAACCTTTAAAAAATTCATCTAACTTACGTACTTTCATATTACAAATAATCTTCTATTAATAAATCTACTACTAAATCATTACCAACAACCATTGATACATCCTCTAAACTGTCTAAACCATGCCAAGATACTTCAATGTGTTCTTTAGCAATTGCCTCACTTCCATCGTTTTCATCTTTACTGAGTTCTACTTTGTAGAAGTGTACATTATACATACCATTCTCCACATTCACATAGAAATCACCTACTTCAATATCAGCATCCAATTCCTCAATCCATTCCCTATGTAATGCATTTGTATCAGTTTCATCCTTCTTAACTTTTCCACCGGGAAATTCCCAGTGACCTGAAGGTTTTAATCCTAATAAAATGTGAGGTATATTATCTTTATACTTAATACAAATTCCTGCTACTACTCTTTTCATTTTTTATAGTTTTGAATTATATCGGAACATATTCCGATTGTTGTTTCTATTGGTGTTTTTTCAAACACTTCTGGTAATACTAAAATTCCATTATCATATAGGTTAGTTGACCATATGTACCCATATGATGTTAATACCCCCATATCTTTATCATGTGAGAAGTAATTGTATTCGGGTCCAAAGGTGTTGATTTTATTAAAATATGAAAGTGAATCCATATTCTTACAATGTATCCACAACTTATCACTTCGGTCATCCAACCAATCAATATCAATTTGATAATCAGCCTTATCATGTCCTAAATATAACTTACCACTTTCTACTTCATACCACACATCAATCTCCACATCATAACCAGCTGCTATTGCTGTGTCTATGTAGTTTGGTTGATTCTCAAATGGAACCAATCTCCCATTTATATTACCTCTATGTGATATTAGTATCATTGTAATTCGTATGGTGCTTTTGGTTTCAACAAATCTTCTATCTTAGAAATACTTTGATTTAATTCTGGTGTGAAGTTATTATACCAATATGTTTTGAATATATTTGCAATTATCTTATATGGTTTTAATTCAGTTAATGGAATTATATCAAAGTTTTCAACCATTATCTGATTCATCTCTCTTTTGTGAAATTCTTCTTTGTATTTAGCCATAAGATATCCTTTAGTTAAGTTTATCTCAGGTTCCCAATATGAATATCGTTGTCCATCAACCACATGATATATTAACTTATTATCAAATGCATATTTAGTGGCCCCATACATAAACTTTAAGTTTTCAGTTGTTGCTGCCATTAAATGGTCTGATATATGGTATGGGAAATCCGTACCATGTCTAAAGAATACAGGTACTGTCCATATCTTTTCTGGATTGGTTACTATTAAATCTCTAATAAAATCTATATTTGAATAATACTCATCACCCCTAACCTTTACCACATATTTAGTGGTTACGTTGTTCAATCCATTTATAGTTGAAACGAATTGATAATTCATATTCTGCTCCCCACTATCTTTTGGAAGTTTAGATTGAATAAATTGTAGGTTGTTTGGGAAATACGATAAGTCCAATGTGTGGTCAGACCATGTTGAAATCACAATGGGAAATTGTGGAAATGTTTCCACATAATAATTATATGATTCTTGAGAAATCTTCCCTTGAATCAAAATTGTAACATCTTTCATTAAATAAGTAACCTTTTATTTCTTAAACTTTATGTTTATGAAATTTATTAAACCTGTTATTGTTGGTGCCCATAAGCCAATGAATATACCTAATCTTTCATTTCCAACAATCAGAAAGATATAGGATGATAATAGTATAGATAATAATACACTTAGTAACAATATATATTCTGATTTTGGTATTTTAGAGTTCTTTGCCATTATGAATCATAATCATCTTTAAGATAATTAGCTTTGTACTTTGATTTACGTTTGTAATCGTTAGTCTTTTTTACAGAACCGTTTTTCTTCTTTCTATCAAACTCATCTTCCCATTCATAGGAATCAGAAATATCCTTCTTCATTATTTAATCTTTAAGTAGTGTTCGGTGCATTCGGTTTTCTTGCTCTTTATCATCAACTAATTTAATAAGCGATTTGTGGAGATGTTCTAATTTTTCAATTTCCCTAGAATAGGTTTCTGAATCTTTTACAACTATTTGGTTGATTTTATCTTCTAACCTATCCAAGTCTTTTTGGCAATTAATCTTATCAAGTTTTAGCTCGTATCTCAAATCGGATACTGAACTTTGTAACTTAAATATGATAAAGGTTAATACCAATACCACTATACTTATTGTACCGAAAATGATAAAGTATTGAAATTCCATTATTTCTTCTTAGGTGTAGTTTTCTTTGATGCTGGTTTTCTTCCCTTACGAGCTTTTCCCTTAACTGCATCAACTACATCTTTAGATTGATTGGCTACTTCCTTTATTGCATCCACTACATCAGTAGCTTCTTCAATAACTCTCTTAGCTCTACGTTTTGTTTCTTTGACAACCTTTTCAGCTTGTTCAATTTTATCTTCTACTACATCTGGAATTAAATCTCCATCTGAATCTTTTAGTTTACCTGTCTTTTGAAGGTAAACTAATACGGCTGCAACGACTGCTATCACTGCTATTGTGTAAATAATAATCATAATTTTTATTTTGTTGGTTTAATATAAATATCAACTGATTAGATAAACATCTGAAAATCATCAGAATCCTCAGTTGCTTCACTTTCCTTAGAGGTGTGATTTGTTACTGCAAATGATGCTAATATCATAGTTGCTAATGCAATTAATAGGTTTCGGAAATACTTTCTAATCTTCTCCATACAATGAATACTTTTTATCGGGTTTTGGTTCTATAATTGTTTCTTCTTTTTTAATCACATAAGTAAAACCTTCCCTAGCATCCATAAAGAATTGCGTATCGCCATCTTTTTGGTAAACATACTCTAATACATCTGTCAATGATTCAAGTACGACTGAAGAGTTATCTAAGGGAGTCCATCGGTCACCCGGTGGAACTCTCTTAGCAACTTTTACTTTTACCTCTTCGGTAATAACTTCAGGTTCTTTCACTATTCGATAACTCTTATAATTCTACTCTCACGAGCTCCACTTACTTTGAAATCAATATTTGCTGCTGAATCAGTAAAATCACCAATAACTCTCGCTTCCGCTTCGGTTACTGACATAGCATCTACTAAATAGATTTCTTTGTTTTTCTTGTCTTTACCATTTTTTAGTGTGGCAACCACTACTTCAACTGTTACTTCAAAATACTTTGACATAATCTTCGTTTATATTTATATATATTATTAATTTAAGTAAAGATACAAAAATTAATTGGATTTACCAAACTTTTTTAAAATTAATATTCATATTCTTTTTTCGGCCCCGTAAGATTACCAACAATTAGGAATGAGCAGTTAAAACATAGCATTCTTAAATTATCATATAGGTGGTTCTTTTTGTTGCCATCAATGAAATCCAATACTAATGGAACTCTGAAATCAGTTACTCGCCTTTCCTCACATCCACAATTACTACACTTCTCCTCAATGTAACCATTTTCCAATAATCGTTTCTTCAGTTTCCAAACTGGGTACTCTGGATGTTTTCCAGCTAAGATATCATCTATCCCATGAGCTAATGCGTTTGGGTTACTACCCTTACGGATACCAATACCATGTGGATTCTTTAATTTCTCAAAGATACCATATTCTTTAGCGTACTTCTTATATGTGTTATAGGATACTCCCAACAACCTTGCAGCTTCTGCAGCAGAACGTGCTTTTTGTTGAACTTCTTTAATTTCAGATTCCATTAAAGGTCTAGCTCCCAATCCCCGTTTGGTTCTTTGTTTAGGTGCTACTGATAAATCTTTAGTTGGGTCTAAGTGTGGAAATAACTTCTCACCTTCTTCGTTGTTTGTAACTTCTTCCATTATTATATACTATTTTAAGTTTTTGTCCTTATGTGTATAAATATAGAGTAATCTCTTTTTCATACACAAAACCTAAAGTTGTTATAGTAATGCTAATATACAAAAAAAGATTGGAATAACCAATCTTTTCTTTAATTTATTTTATGTTAAGTGTATTTATTTATTGGATTCATTAAATCTACGGGATTTTTCAACCGATGCCCAATCAACCCCTTTAATTAAATCTTTTATAGATTTGAATTTTGGGGAATTTATCATTTTACCATTTAGAATATAAACTACACCTCCTGATAAATCTTTTCCTTTTTTAATTTTACCTTTTGATATTACTTGCCAAAAGTTTCTATCAAATCCCTTTGGAACGAAAAACGAAATAATATTTCCAGTTGATTGTATGATTTTTAGTTTTTGTACATCTGAGATTTTAGTTAAAGGTGTTTTAGCATCAATTCCATCTAAACCTTTAAATTGCTTTTCAGTAATTACCGATTCTAATGCTGTATGGTGCCTGTTTTCGCTATCTTTATATGACTCGTAATCTACTTTGGTGATTTTCTTTACTTGCTGTTCTGCGGCATCTACCACTTTGAATAAGTTTTTAATGAATACATTATCATCTATTTTGAATAACCCCTCGCCAAAATCAATTATATCTTCTTTGTAATTAATAAATTTTCCTAATTGCTTCTTTTTAGTTTTTATTAATCCAAAAAATACCTTTTTATATTTAGGAAATGGGTTGAAATATACACTATAACTAAATCGTAATCTCTTAGCGTCAGATTCGCCGATGGTGACAACAAACCTACCTAATGGGTACTCTTTATACCAAAACTCATCTCCGTAATTTGAACTATTTGCTGTTTTCTTAAATCTTCGTTTTTTGAATTGAGTTACGTATAAATCATAATTATCAATATATCCTTCGTTTACAACCGATTCTTTCATATTTGCTGTTATGGATTGTGGTGCGTTATTCATAACCCATCTAAATAATTTATCCTTCCAAAACTTTTCTGGAAATATGCCACCCTTTGCCTTTTTAAGAGGTAATGAAAGAAATCCAGATGTAAATTTTACCTTTATATCTCTTTTTTCTTTCTGATTATTTTTTTGTGTCTTTTCAATTTCCTTACCATCTGCTCCTTTTAGGAATACAGTGTTTTGTGGATTATTTAGAATTACATCAACTCTACCATTCATACCTTTAGGAAGTGCCTTAGTTATAATCCCCCAAATAGTATTAGTTGCACCTTCGTGTGTTTGTAAAAGAATATCATCAGGTACCATTCTAGCTCTGTTCTTATTGTTAACCATTGCCGTAACATAATTTGTAAGTATCCAAGTTAAGTGAACATTATCAGCTTTATAACCAACAGCCTTCAACTGAGCTACCACCGAAGTAATTGATGTTACTTTCTTTGCAGTTATATCAAATAATATGTTTGGTAGTGTTTCTGGGTTATTCTTACCCCTTAATAAAGTTATTAATGATTTATCTTTGATACCAATAGCATCTACTAATATATGTAAAGCATATACGTGGTCTGGGTTCTTTAGATTTAGGTTTTGTAATTTATATCCTTTATCTTGTATTTTGTTAATTAACTCCAAATCCTTTGGTTTGATATTTCTTCCGTACTTTTTAGTAATCGAATTGATATCCAACTTACCCATTCTATTTAAAATTTGGATTTGTTTTTTTATCTCATCCACATCTCTTAATTTAAATGATGCTGAATCTAAAAAGTTTTCAATTGCGAATCCCTTACCACTACCAGCTCCACCTGCTACAAATACAACTTGTCCATATGGTTTGCGATTACCATATGTAATTAACTTTTCGTTTAATATATCCTCCGTTATTTCTTCGTAAATCATTGTACTATATCTTTATTATATATATTAAAATTTTAGAAAGTTCTATCTTTCTTTGATACTCAAATTAAAGGTTACTGGTAATCCAGTCACTTTAATTGGTATTGGGTTACTAAATGGCATATACAATACCTTTGCTTCACCACCCTTTAAACTTCTATCATTTGTCCAATCATTACCAGTTCCAGTATTTAGAATAGCTGAACCAGCATTATCTAATAACCATTGTTTACCTTGTGCTGGAGTGAATTCTGGATGTAGTTCTAATATACAAGCCAATACACCAGCTACTTGAGGTGATGCCATTGATGTTCCCGTTATATTAGTTTGTTTAAAATTAGTGTTTAGTGTGTAATTTTGAGAACCACCTCCCCATCTGTTTGTAGTGGAAGTTGAACTCATTATGTTTGTTCCAGCTGCGTAGATATCAACACCAGGTCCAGTTTCGGATGAAGTTGCTTTTCTATCTAAAGTTGCTGATGATACGGATGAATCTATATTACCAACTATGATTGCTCTCGGAGAACCATCCAATCCAGCATCTCCATATGGTGAGGAACCTCTGTGGTAGTATTTGGTACCAGTTATTGAATGAGTATAGTTGTTATTATAATCAGTGCCACCTACTTCATCTATTTTATTGGAACGATTACCAGCAGCAACACATATATGTATTCCGGCTTCCAACATCTCTTCAATATCAGTATCAACGGATACAATTCTATTATTACTCGCATAGGTTGGGTTAGCGTTAAAGAAAGAATACATCAACCCATAGTTGTTTTCTCGTTCGGATGTACTATCTATTTGTGTCCCATTATAATCAACACCTCTATAATTTATGTTTGTGATTTGAGCTTGTGTAAATGTAGATAGATATCCCCAACTCATATTTACAACAGTCGGTCTTTTATATCCAGTTAAAGGGTCAATCGATTTAGCGTTGTGCCAACCTTTTATAGCATCAAATGCAAAAGATGTTGAAATACCAGTTCCACTATCAGTATCACCTTCCAATCCAGAAATCTTTTGATGTAATACCTTTGAATTCTTTGCAAATCCATATGTTTTACCAACAGCTATACCACCACAATGTGTTCCATGTCCATCGAAATCTCTATCGTGATTTGCGTTTTGTGTGAATGCACCAAATGCTCCCCAATCTACTGATTCGAATCGAGAGTTACCATCACTATCTTCAAATTCAGGATGGTCAGTTTGTATACCACTATCTTGAGTGATTACATCTACACCCTTTCCAGTTAATGTGTATGTATAACTTTCTGAAGTTGTGGTTGATGTTCCGTAGTTGTTAGTTTTTGATAATGCTCTTATTAATCCCCAATTTTGGATATCAGCACTATCAGATGATGATTTTGTAAATGTACCACTTTGAGTTGCTCTTGGAGCTAGTACGATATCATCTCTAAATTCAGGTGGAATTTCAACTGCCATAACTCTTTCATCGTTTCTTACAGTTTCAGCTTCTACTTCTGAAAGTGTATACCAAGTTTGCCTTTGGGAGTTTTCTCTTTGGTTTGGAGAATTTACTCTTCGATTGGGAATGTATAAATTACCTCCATCGTTATCCAATTCCATATCACCCCAAAAGGATTGATAATCTACACCCTTATTAAGTATTACGTTATACGTTACCATACGTTAGTTTGATTATTATACAAATGCGATTTCTTTCCACTCAGTTCCATTAAAGAACCATAATTTGGAATCGGTTCCAATACTACCACTATTCATCATACTACCAGTTAATGGTGATGCGGTTGGATTTCCAATTGTTTTTTCTAAGGTTAACATATGGTTAACTCTAACATCGGCTGATGAAGATAGTATTAAACCACCCCCTCCAGTCGTAATTTGTATAGTGTTACCAGCATCAATTTCTAATGTAGTTGCTGCACTTATAGTTGGTGTACCAACATCCCCAGCGATAAATGAATCAGCGGTTACCGAACCACTTACGTTGATTGAACCCTTTGTATCAATTGAACCAGTTATTTTATAATTACCAGTTAAATCCTGGCTATGTGTAAATTCTTGTGCTACTGAATCATATACTAAGATATCACCTTCAGCTACATCAACAGTTATAGTACCCACATCGGATAACTCACTCAATTCAGTAGCTCCTCCACCACTTCCAATTGCATCTATTCTACTTGCAAAGGATTCTGATATTGGTGTGAATGTAAACTCTTGAATACCACTTCCAGATACTGATGATATATTAATGTTTCCATTAAATCCAGAACCCTGTCCAGTAAAAACTAAATTTGGTTCACTCCATACAACATTTGATATATAATCGGCTCCGGCACCTGCTCCTTCAACATTATCGATTCTCTGAGCAACGGATGAAGAGAATGAACCTGTAAATGTATTTAGTTCATTAACACTATTATCAATCGAACCAGTTCTGGCTTCTAAACCTTCAAATCTAGCGGTACCACTACTAACTTCCACAGCCGTTACTCTTTGTGAGAATGAACCACTATCTACTATCAATGCATCAACTGATGCTGATATAGATGCTGAGTGGTAATTCAACGATGCGGTATGTGCTAATATATAACTATCACTTCCAGCTGATAAGTTAAAGTAAGGTATATTTGATACATCGGAACCACTTGTTATCGTAACACCATCTCCTATAAAGTATGGAGTATCTGTTACACCTGAATATGTTATTTGTTGTGATGATGAAACTAATGTTACTACATTATCATTACCATCAACCGAACCACCATTTAACATAGATGCGGTTACTTCACCCAATCTAACTTCAGTAATACCACTACCTTCATTACCAATTCTATCAGAAAGTGATGCCGATAGTAAACTAAATGAACCTGTTATAGCATCTTTATCTGCGAATGATGCTGTCGAATCCGTAGTTACGAACCCATTATTAATTATTTGAATTGAACTACTTAATAAGTTTTGAGGTAATCTATCTTTTATATATACCTCATTTATGTCACCAGACAATACGTATCCTAATTCTGATAATTGAGTTGAACCAGATATGGTACCAGTTGGTAGTGGAACATCCGAACTAAATGCATTTCCAGTTCCAGCGAAAGTAATTACACCATTTTGGATACTAACATCATTTATGAAATCTGCACCACCTCCACCACCGAATCTATCATTCAATGATTGGGAAAATGCTGTGAATGTAAAATTATTAGCACCAGTACCTATTTTTATTTGAGCTAGTGCTAAATTAGTAGTTGTTGGGTCAAGTACTGATTGGGATACTATGTGATAATCATCATTATATTCTACATCACCATCACTACCACCACCAGCTGCAACTGATATAGTAACAGCTCCATCGGTTGTAGATACACCAGTTCCAGTAAAATTGATAGATTTTACATCGGCTTCAATCGATGTCCCACTTTGTAATATTTCAAGTGAACTTGATGTAAATCCAAAATCAGTAATTTGCTGTGAACCAGAAATAGTTCCTTCAGTAGAACCACCACCACCAGCTTCCAACGTAGTTACTCTACCTTCCATTGAAGATGAGAATGAACCAGTAAATATATTCAACTCACTAACACCCTCTGCAATCTCTAATGCATTTACTCTACTATTAATTGAACCAGTGAATGTGTTTAATAAACTAACATCAGTCCCATCAACTGTTACTTGTATAATACCACTACCAGAATCATCAACAATAGCTCCAACTAATTTTATTTGGGTAACATCTGCAATTGATTCTAACCTCTCATCTGAAACAGTTAATGAATATACATCAGCTACGGGTATTGCTATGGTAACATCACCCGAACCATTATTGGTTACAGTTCCACCAGTTACAGAAATACTATCTACATCAGTTACAGTAGTTGAACCATCCGATACTTGTAGATTTAATTGTGAACCGCTATCAATTGATAATGCAATATCACCACTACCATTATCAGTTACAGTAGCTCCGTAAACAGTGATAGAATCAACAGTACTTACTGAAGTTCCTCCACCAATAACACCTAAGTTATAGCCAGCAGGAAAAGACCCACTTAAAACACCATCGGCGTTTAATTTAGTTTTAACCTTAGTATCGGTATAATATTGTGCAGTACCTTCGGAAATATTATCAGTAGATAATGCGTTTATTGTATTGTTTACAGCAGCAATCTGATTAGCCAATTCTGTATCAGTTGCAACATCTGAATTTGTAAATGCCTTTAATGATGACATTTGTGCTTTTAGAGTTACACCACCGTCAACAAGAGGAACTATGGTAGTTCCATTAATTGAACCAGATACTAATTCGGTTAATGCGGATATTTTAATATTGTCTGCCATGATAGTTTATCTCCTTTTACTTTTTTTATCGGGAGTTTCGTTTAAGTCACCCCTTTCATCTTTATCTTCAATTGTTTTCAACTTCTGTATGTAAATAGCCTTTTGCTTTTCTCTTCGCTTAGAAGTAGTTGGTTTAGTGTATTCTTTCCTATCCTTTAATTCTTGGATATGTCCACTATCAAACCCCCTTCTTTTGAAGATTTTTAAAGCCCTATTAATATCACCCTTGCGGACTTCAACAGAAACTCTAGCCTTTGGTTTACTCATATTGTAACAATTAATATAATTAGTTTATGTATGCGTTCAATTCGTACCCATTCTTCATACCATATACTTGAATGTGTAACATTTTCTTTTGAGGTTTACCATTTTTAAGTAATTCCAAATTTACTTTAGTTGTTTTACCAACTGAAGGTCTTTTTGAATTCATACCTACTTTGTTGAACAACTCATCATCTTCAATAGTGTACCCTTTTTTACCAGCCATTACTTCAGCAGCTTCAATAGCATGAGTATAAGATTTGAAATATATCTCATGTTCTAAATTAGTTCCTTCAACTTTCATACCTGAAATGTTTGAACGAATTATCATTGCCTTTCCACCATCCTTCTCAACTGATTTTAAGAACTTCTTAGCATCTACTTCGCTTGAATATGCAGCTGATGCTGGTTTTATATTTCTATTGTTAATATCTTTCTTAACTTTAAACATTACTACGAATGCCTTAGCTTCTGAAATTGTTGATTCGAATTTAAAATCTTGGTTAGCCATTGATTTCTCAGATTTGATTGCTAACAACCCTTGCTTTGATTTAGGTATCTTTAATTGTGCAATTGCCTTTTTCTTAGCATCCCATAAATCAGTACCATTTATCTTATACTGCTTTTTGTTGTAGAATGCAATAAATTTTCCTTCATTTACTGATTCGGATTTATTTATTTTATTACCAGCTTTAACTGCATCTTTGTGAGCTTTTGAGTTTTTGTGTGCAGGTTTTTCACCTCTAGCTTTCTTAGCTCTTATGTTTGCCCATAACCCATCTCCTTCGTTTACATCCTCATTCTTCATAAGTTTGTGTGCCATATGTCCCATTGCTACAATACCACTCTTTACAAACTTATCTTTATTAGATTGTTGTTTAAGTGCATCATATACTTGAACCATTAGAGATGCTGATTGCATATCTACTCTTACTTTCTTCTTTGATTTAGTATCAACTACTAAAGCGTTTTGTTTATCTTTTACAATTTTTCTTAATTGAATGATAACATCATCTTCTTTAGCTTCAGTAACTACTGATTCGTTTTTGAATGGATTAAATAAACCTCTCTTACTTACTTCCTTTTCAGTAGATGGTGCAACCTTTGCATTGTTTTGGTGTTTGTTTTTAATTGGATTATATTTTTCCAATTCATCTACATCCACATTACCATCAGCATCAGTTTTCACTTCACCTGATTTATCATCACCTAATCTTACGATACCAACAGTCTTAGTTCTTTTATTATAAACTAAATCATCCTTTTTGAATTTACCTTCGTTTACTACTGATTCGTTTTTACTTAACGATTTCAATTTAGAGTCAATTGATTTAATTTCTGCATTATTAACAGATATCTTTTTTCTACGATTAGGGTTTGATTCTAAGTTACCAAATCTTTCGTTTGATTTAACCAAATTTGCTCTTCTTTTTGTTAGAGTTGCTTTTGTATCACCAGCTTCAGTAACTACTGATTCACCTTTGTATTCAGCATCCTTATACATACCACTAACTTTATCATCAAGTTCCTTAGCCAACTTCTTCTTTTCATCACCAAGTTTTTTAAGAACCTTTATAAAAGCTTCCTTTTTATCTGTATCTTTGTTTTTCTTATAGAAATCCAATGCCTTAGCAATATCATCAATGTTCTTTTGTTGTAGTTTTGAGATAGCGTTAATACTTCTACCTTCATTAACTACTGATTCATCTAACTCAAATTCAGAATATTTGTTTAAATCATTTAAACTTTTTAATTCAACTCGCTTACCAGCTGAATCCATTCCGTAGATAGTAGCGGTATATTTACCCATTCCATCAGAACGTTTACCTTTTAATTTTTGTTTTAATTCAGCACCAGCTCTACGTTTGCTAACGTTAGATGATTCGTTTACCGATACTCCTTCATATATTGATTTAAGATACTGAACGAAATCTTTATCGTTTTTCATTGCTCTAAAATCACTATCCGAAAATACCTTCTTTAAGAAATCTCTAATATCTTTTGAATCTTGTCTAATTTGGTCTATTGCTGATGCAACGCCCTCTTCCATTTCTTCTGGTGATTTACCAAATGTGTTATGAACTAATGTATCAAGTTTTGTATGAAACTCTTCTTCCTCAGCATCAGTAGCTTCAGTAATTTTAACTGGAACTAAGTGTGTTCCAATTTTATTATCATACATCATAATATATGGGATTCCATCTTTACCCATAAGTTTAAAATCTTTATGTTTCTTATCCCAATCCTTACGAGTGATTGTTTGCATCTTTGGTTTTGTCATCTTAATTTAGTTTTTTTGCTATTGTGTAGAAATCAAATACAAATCCGTATCCAGCACCATCATAACTATGGTCAATTTCAACAGGTAATTTTAATTTCTTATCTAATTCTTTTAATATGATATAATCAATCAGTTCATCACCACCAGCTCTATCTGCGATAGCTAACTGAAGTGCATCCAATTCTTTAGAACTTTTTGCGATAGCGATTAACCCTTTGTTTTTTAGTTGGGGTATAAACTTAAACTCAACTTTGTGAGTTTTACCACCTGCTTTAATATTGATTTTCATACTTAATTGTTATTATATTATAAATATAGTTTTTTAGTGTTTTATATGTTGAACTCGCCAACGTACATCCTTACCTCTCAACATCTTCTTAGTTGCATCTACGTTCTTTTTGGAATCATCAGCAAAATACACATCATCGTAACCTTCGTTATCGATTTTATCTTCTATCCAATCAGCTTTATCTTTCGGGTTATTGGATGCTAATGCTACTACATATATTTTCTTGGAATTTACTCCAATATCTTTTAGATACTTCTTAATAGGTTTGTATGCTGCTCTAGCAGTTAAGATATAAACACCACTACCACCACTACTCATCATTACTCTTCTTAAAATCTTAGTAATACTTTTTATTTCCTTTGGGTCTTTAACTTTGTTGAAATCTGAAAAATCAAAATCATCACCATCCTTTTCATTGTAAACTGCGTATTCACCCGGAGTTAGTTTTGATTTTTTACCATCCGAATGAGTGATGTATATGAATGAAGTTGTTTTTACCAACGTATCATCAAAATCAAAAACTCTTAAACTCTTTTTTTCAGTAAGTAAACTTCGTGCTATCATATCTTCTTGCTCTTTTATCAACATACTAATATACGAAATTATTTTAACTTATCCAAATTTTGATTAATAAAAGCCTGATTATTTAATTCCAATAATCTTAGGTTTTCTTTTTCTAAATATTGTACTTTAACACTAAGTTCTGCTAAATCCTTTGTGAGTTGTAATATCTTTTCTCGTAAGTCATCTTTTTCGTTAGAGCTACGTTCCAATAATTCCTCCAACCTATCAATACGCTTTGCGCAATCATCTTTGATGAAATCTTCTTCTTCTTTTTTGTATTGAGCACGTTTCTCATAAAATCTCCAAGCTCCGGCTGAACCTAAGACTGTGGCTAATGTGATAAATACTGCGTATAATGATTCAGTTTGCATAGTTGTTGTTATTTTCCTTTTTCTAATTCTGCTCTAAGGTAATGCTTTGCACCTATTAGGTAATCTTTTGCTTTGATAACTTTAGCTTGCCACCAATGTGGTAAGTCAATCTCTTTTCCACTTTCTTCAAACTCAACCATCATTTCTCCCAACTCATCTGCGTATCTTTCGATGGTACTTAAATCAGCTCTTAACATACCCGGTTCATCATCTTGATGTCCGATATCAGTATCTTCCAATTTTAGTTCATCATCAACACCTAATTTAGAAACATACTTATCTTCCATATCTTGCATTTGGATAAGATTCTTTCTACGTGCGTTTATTTTTTTAGTTAAATCCTTTAGGATATTAAGAAGTTTTAATTTCTTAGTAGGGTCCTTCTCAGTATTATAAGGTACCACCACTTTCTTTCTATCGGCTTCTAACTCCTTAATAACTTTTTTAACTGCTTCCATTTTCATATAAAGTTTAGGAATACCAGCTTCTACCAATTGTTCAATGGTAAATCTTTCCTCAAACTTTTCAATTAAATGTTGTTCTATTAGTTTCATAATTTCTTATTTTATACTACCTCTATAATAAATATAAAGATAATTTTATTTAATGATTCAGCAACCCCAATAAGTTGAGGTTACCTTTTATCATTTTGGTTCGTCTTTTTTAAATATTTTGGTTGCACCATCAATACCAAAAGAACCTAAAGTAATAATTACGAATGAATTGAATACTGTATCATCTATTACTAGAGCTGTTCCCATTATACCAGTTATAATATCCGCTGCTGCGAAAACTGTCATTACTGCGAATGATGCGAATCCTACAATGTTTTTTTCGTTGTAATCGTTTTTGTCTTTAAAAATATCTTTAAATGCCATAATATGTTTGTTTAGTTAATTTAAGTAACCAATTAACATAACCTATTTGATTATAAATATTGAGATAGATTAGAAACGATTAAATCCTAGCTATGAAACTATGTAATTCAGTTGATAAGTGTGATTGGGCTTCTTTATAGAAATCTGTTTTCATATCAGCTTTTACTATTTTATTTTTAATAGTTGGCTCTCTGTTAAAGTAATCCTCTGAGATGTAGATTCCATCCAATACATATTGTTTAATGTCATAACCCTTTTTAATAGCACCTATGGATGCCATCATACCAAAGGTATCCTCAGGCCCATATCCACCAAATGAATCAGGTATTCCAATGAACTGCCAAAACTCTTTTGAATATAATGTATGCATACCACATCCAAACTTAATTGTGGGTATTAAATGCATTACCAGTTTATTTGGGGTTTGTTGATGTACGCTTTCCAATGTTTCTTTAGTATTGAATTCAGTATCTCTCATACTCGAATCAACCAATACGTCCCAGCTATTATCCCACCATTTTGGAATAGCTGGTGAAACTATATATTTACCATTTAATGGCTCAGCTGCTCTAAGTTGGTACATTAATTGATGTTCATGGATTATAATATCAGTATCCACAAATAAGAATTGGTCAAAGTAGTTAATCTTAATAGATTCTCTCTTTTGTTGAGTTGTACCCCACATAGAATCATCCAATATTATTTCATTAAGTTGATGTATTTCCTTATACTGAAATTGTTCGTTGAATATCTTAATGAAATAATCTTGCTTTAATTCACTGTTATCCCAATCAGTCAATTTTGGATTTAGGTTTAAAGTTGCCTTTATGTACACCTCATAATCCTTACAATACATAAGTGCCTTACGATACTGAATCATAAAGGTTTGAAACATTTCTATTTCATTTGGCATGATGTGAATACACACTAATGTTTTCTTACTCATTAAAATACGTTTTTAAAATGTGGTTTAATCATATCAATGGTTTTCAAAGATTTGATGTATATATCAAATATATCAAATGAGAAACTTCCAAATGTATCAGTTTCCTCAATTATAAAAGGTAACCTTTTAATAAACTCAACAAAATGATTTTGAGTTACTTTACTTGCATCAAATGAAATGATTATATCATTATTTTTTTCATTATCAAATGGTTTAACTCTATCAGTTATATCATATTCAGATTGTTTATTTTCCAATGTTACATAAGTACCATATTCACAATCTACATATATAGTATCACACCAAGGTTCTAATATTGATAATAGTTGTGTATTACAATTTTTAACAACAAAACCTGTATTGTATCGTTTTGGTACAATTGGTAACATATTATCATCATGCAACACATCAATATGCCATTTTCTCCACCACTCTTTAAATTTATTTTCTCTGAGTAATGTGTATTCTTCCGAATCCTTTGGTTTGTACCAAATTGTACCATCAGGTAATGGAATCTCTTTTTCAATTTCAATACCATCTTTAAACCTACTTCCTCTACAAGTCATATGATACACGTATGCATCTCTACTCTGAATTAGTTTATATCCATTTAAATGAAATCTATTGAAGATATCAGAATCTTCCAATTCCATTGGTGCGAATAAGAAGTCATGTCCACCTATTGATGTAAAATCTTCTTTATACATTACCCAAGGTGCAAAGATACCCATTGATGTTTTATCTCTATCAATCAACTCTTTAGAATTTACAAACTCTAAGAATTCATCTTTCTGATTAGTAAACTCACCCACTTCCATACCAAAGTTCCTAACGTACTTTTCAGGTCCAGGTGGATGTAGAGGTGGTTCGATACGAGTTGCTGATACAACACTCATTGGTGTAAGGTGTTTCAATGTATTCTGAACATACATTGGTGTTACTACCATATCTGAATGTAATATTGATACAATTGGAGTCTTAGCCAACTTAAAACCAATATCATACAATACAGTATGTCCAACTCTATCACCACTATCGTTTCTATATGTGATGATATTATCTTTACCATCTGCGTAACTTTCAATCCACTCCCAACTATTATCATCCGAAGCATCATCCAATATTACGATATCATGCTCACTACCATAGTGTTCTTCAATAGAACCTACGGCTTGTTGTAGATATGGTAGATTACTTCTACAAGGTATTACAAATGTTATTCTTTGATAATTTGTCATTACTTCTTATTAATATAGTTATCTAAATAATATTGGAGGTCTGATGGTGTTCCCAATCCCCACATTTTGGGTGTATCAAATGTTCTTACTTTCAATCCACTCTTAATTGCAATATTGTAAACTGGTGCTACGTAGAATTCACCATTTACTCTGATATCACTATCAATCATTTCCTCAGCGTACTTAACGAAATCAGAACCATGCTTATAATAATAGAATCCAATTGTTGCTAAATCAGATATTGGATTCTTCTCCTGCACTTCAGTTACAAATCCATCTTCATCTAATTTTGCGAAACTCCACTTTGGGTGAGTTGAATGAAATACTGGGATTCCACCATCACAATCATTCTCATTCATTTTGTAGAAAAACTCATTTGAATCCCATTCTACAAATTGGTCAGAATTAGCGAAGAACAATGGATTACCATTATCAATAAATTCCTTAGCCAATAAAGCAGTACAAGCAGCTCCCTCAGTTACACCCTCAACTTCTACTATTGTACAATTTGGTGTAATTAAGTTAAGTAGTGTATCTAAGTTGAATTTCTCTCTATGGGATTTCTGAACTACATATATGTAGTTTGCATCAATGTTTAGATTCTCAACTACAACCTGTATCATAGGCTTACCATCAACTTCAATTAATGGTTTTGGAAATACATAACCAGCATCAACAAATCTACTCCCAGCTCCTGCCATTGGAATCAATACGTTTAACTTTTCATCTTTCCACTTTGGTTTATCATTTGTTTTACCCATTTCTATTTCGTTTAACTTTTTATAGATTGTATCATAAGTTACTTCACCCGGATTCTTTACTCTCAATACGTGAGATTTAGAACGTGATGCTGCAAGTAATCCATATGGTGAATCTTCTACGATTAAAGTTTCGTGTGGTAAACAACTCATCATTGATATTGCCTTCCAATACATTTCTGGATGTGGTTTAGAATTTTTAACATCTTCATTAGATATAACTAAATCCATATACTCCATTATACCCAACTTAGATAGAACTGTCAATACAGTCTTTCTGATTGAGTTGGAACAAACTGCTATCTTATACCCATCATCAACCAATGAACTCATTAGTGATTGTAATTCTACATTGGGTTTTAACTCTTTCAACATTTTCAATGTGTACTTTTGTTTCTTTTCCCAAATATCAGAATGTTGTTCAGTTGGTAAACCTTTGTTCTCACTCAACATCTCTAACTTTTGATTTGTTTTTAAACCATCATAAGTTGATAGGTGTTCAGCCCAACTGATTTCATATTCTTTTCCTAATGCATCGTTCAATGCATCAAAGTGGATGTTTTTAGCCTCAACCAATACACCATCTAAATCGTAAATCACTAATTTTGTTTTCATACTATTCCTCTTTCAAATGGGTTGATATTATACTTCCCAAATAATTTATCCAATTCATCCCTATACTCACCCATATTCCACTTACCTTTATTAATAGCTGTAGCTATATAAGGAAATATGATACTATCACAATGATGCATACCCCGTTGTTTCTCATTACCCAATCTTACCATATAGTGATGTGTGATGGATTCAACTGCTCCTTCAAAATCCCATATGTTTAAAGATGGTACTGAATTTAACAAAGATACGAAATCTTTTCGGTTTATCAAAGTCGGTTGGATAGAAAATGAACTTTCCACTAAAGTATTATCTATATCAGATGATGATTTATTGGTAATGGTATTGATAAGCTTTATTGAACCAACCTGTCCACTATTTACCAAATCATAATACCTTTCAATATAATCTAACTTTACCTCACTAAATAATATCATATCCTCATGCAAAAACAAAATAGTTTCTTCGGTAATCTGAGGTAGTACTTCTTTCCAGCGTTCGGTATATGGTTTGCTATCATCATATGTTAATTGTACATATTGTGATAATTTTGAATGTTCTTTATCAACCACCACATATACTTTGTTGTTAGGTAAATACTTTTTAAGTTGGCTAAAGAACATATCCCAAACATCAACCATATCAGTATGTGTATAAACTACTATTGGTACATTCATACTAGCTTATCTTAATTTTAATTTAACTAAATTAGTATATTCATGTGGTGTTCCTAACACTATCGTATCATTATCATTATGTACATCACCACTCACAATACGCTTATCATCTTTTATCATTTTATCATATATTTGACTTATATAACCATCTACATAATATTTACGATATGTTTCGGTAGAACTAAATCCATATAGACCAGATGTTGCTTCATTGGATATTAGTATCTTTTCAGAAATATTAGTTATAGTATTATTATCACGTAGTACATAACTGTATTTATGATTTTGAGATGAAAATAAATCTATATACCCATCTGCATTATTCAATTCATTATTTATTCTTAAATAATCTCTGTTATATAATATAGTATCTATGTTATGTACAATAAACCTACTTTGGGAGTTACTTTTCTCAATCCCCCGCAAGAGTGTTTCTGATTGGCTATTTGTATCATCGATTACTATTATCTTAAAATTTCCAGAAGTATAATAATCACACGTTTTTTGAATATGATTATAATAATCCATATCCTTTTTATGCATTATCAAATATACATTATCAAATTTATAATCCATAAACTGATTTAGTAATTCTGATAAAATTGTTCTGTGTCCCCAAGGTAACAAAAACTTAGGTATTTGATAACCCTCATTTTTAAACCTACTATATTCACCTGCCATTGTTAAAAATAAATCCATTGCTATATTTGTTTAGTGCCATTCATTTGTTGGAAATATTGTGATATCTTTTACCACAACATTATCAGATAGACCAATTATATAGTCTACTGTATTAATTATATCAGTTGGGTCTAACAACTTAGTAACATCACCAGGATACTTATTACCAGAGTTCCATAACTCGGTATTTATACCACCCGGATGTATATTACTTATCAATATACCCTTTTCTATTAATTCTTGTGATAATGAATCCATAAATACTTTCAATCCTGCCTTGGATGCACTATATAAAGATTGGTTCTTAATACCACTTAGACCAGCTACTGAATTTATATTTATTATTCTACCACGTTTCATCTTTGTAATCGAATGTAATGTAACCATAATAGAACCCTTTAGGTTTATATCTATTACTGAATTAATATCCGATTGTTTAATATTATCATAGTCAGAACGTTGATATATTGCTGCGTTATTTATTAAAATATCTATATTATCGATTTCATTAATGAAATTAATAATTTCACTCTCATTTGATATATCAACACTTTTACATGGGAAATTTACCTTATCACTATTTCTACCGAGTGCGTATATATCATAACCCAGCTTTGTAAAATGAGTAACCATTTCCTTACCCACTCCACTTGTTCCACCTGTTATTAAAATTGTTTTATTTTTCATTTATATCTTTGAATATATTAATTATAGTAATTACCTCATCGAATGTTACATCATTCAAAAATATATGTGAACCCAGTCCATTAGGTATTGGTAAATTCTGGTTTCCGTTTCTATGCTTTACAGTATCACTTAGACTTTCCCATAAGATATTTATATCATAAAACATTGGATGGTCTGTTGGTAATCCTAATTTTTTTGAGGTTTCATATACCTTATCCAAATCTTCTTTAGTTAAATACCCCCTCTTATATGATAAACAACACGAAAATAATATATCAATAGCAACTGCATGTCCATGACTTAAACTAGGTACATTATCAGTTTCTAAACTCTTCATTTCTATTATAGGGCTGAAAGAGTGTCCAAAATCCATCGACCTCTTCAAATCAGTTTCCCATAAATTATGTTCCAATTGGCTTTTCATAACAGATATAGCCCTATGAATTACCTCATGTGATGTATGGTGATTGAAATTATTATTATATAGAATATCACCGAAATTATATAAAATATTAAACAAATCCAAATCTGCAATAACTCCAATCTTTATAATCTCACCAAGACCAGAACTTATTTCTATTGGTTCCAATGTTGGTAAAAATGTAGTATCTAATAAAGATGCTACTGGTGGGTAATATGAACCTAATCGATTTCTACGTGTCATATAGTTTATACCAGTTTTAGCTGCTACACTAACATCAACTATACCAAGTAAGGTAGTTGGTATCCTTAGATATGGAATACCCCTACGGTACATACTTGCGGCTAAACCTACTAAATCAAGTACCACACCTCCACCTATTCCTATAAGGGAAATATCACGTCTAGTAAGTCCGAAGTTTTCCATTTTCTCCAATAAGATAAATAGATTGTCTACACTCTTATTACATTCACCCCCATCCAATAGTACTGATTGGTATGGTATATTATTTTCTTCGAAGTAATTTGTTATGTCAGTAAGATAATGTGTTGCAACGTTTGCATCTATCACCAATAGCTTTTTTTGTTTTAAATCACCAATATAATCAAGTAATTTTACATTATCCACATCAAACATATTTTCAATTTGTGATATGGTATATGTTATAGGGTTACTTGTATCGATTTTCCAGTTATTTTTCATTTATCAAATTATTTAATAAGTTAGAAGCTACTCCATAAAAGAATATAGCTTTATTTAAATCTTTTTCTATTTTAAATGGTATCATTCTAATGAATTGAGATATTTCCAATATTTTTATTGATATTACCTCTTCCTTTGAATAATTAGTATTTATGAATTTGGTCAATTCATCATTAAACCAACGTATTCCATTTGGTATATTTATGTTTTCCATTATGATATTATTTTCTACGATTTTACAATCTTTATTATTATAATATTCATATAATGAATTAGATGATTGTAATAATTGAGAATACTCTGCTAAATCAGAATCTATCGTAGTTTCATCATATGGGTCTATCAACCATATTTTTTCTTTTTGTGGTTCGTATAGTATATTTTCTAATGTTAAATTTCCATGTGTAAAACACTCAGTTGGGTTTACATAATTTTTAGACATCAATTTATAGAAAATATTTATATTTTTATGAAACGATGGTATATCTTCTCCAATAAAATTTATACTATCATATTTTATAAAATTACTAAATGTAGTATTTTTATTTGCCATTAATAATGGCCTATCAATATCAGAATTCTTATATAAATCAAATCCACCGGAATTGGATTTTAATTTAAAACTATCATACATTGGTTTAATTGATGCTTGTAATTTATTAAAGAATGAGGTTGCTTCTTCTTTTGTGTTTACTGAATCCAAATATTCATATCCATTCATAGAATCAGCCATATATGGCATAGTATAATATGCACATTGCTTATTATCATAATATGAATCACCCACACCAAAATCAAGTACAGGTATAAATAAATCAGGAAACATTTCGTTGTATCTCTGTAATCTCTTTAACTGAGAATACCATCGATTATACCCATATTCAATATCGGTATGTAAATCAACTTCTTTTCTAACATACTTTTCATCAATAACTCCAGTTTTACTTAATGAACCACCTTTTAATATTCTCATTTATTTTATTTTTTATTTATTCCCAAACACTTTGTAATGGTTGTTTTTTATCCCATAACTTAGTTTTTGTTAAAAACCACTTCCACCCTTTAATTCCATTAACGATACCACCATCAGTACCACCAGCCCATGTTTCATATGGAGAACCAGCCTTTATATCATTTGATAAAATATTAAAAACATCTCCGAAATTTCTCATATTTTCATAATTTGAGTAAAACCACATGTCAGCAGGTCCTTCAGTTTCCAAATATTGCCAATCAGCTATGTAAAAATTATTCATATCTAAATTTGGATTAAAATTAATACATTGTACTGGGTATGGGTTTACTCCGCCTTTCCCAGATGTATCTCTATTGATTCTACCTAAATCAAATCTACTCTTTATAACACAATCGTAATTTACTTCCGATTTTATCATTAATTCAAATGATTTTTGTATCGAATAATATTGAGAAAATATATTCCAAAATGGTGTACCATGTGATGGGAATTTATCTAATCCATTTTGGTTGAATATTGGTTTAAAATCAATTTGTGTTTCAAATATGGAATCTTTTATAAGATTATCATATAATCGTTCTATAATATCTTTATTTGATATATCCCAACTATGTATAAACACATCTACTGTATTACCATTTAGAATGTGCTTTTTAATGTACTCAAATCCATCCTCTCCAAATGAATTGGGAGATTTTGGTGAATTAAAATAACCAGATAAACATAGTGCTATTTTCATTATTCTATTGTTTTAGTATCTTTGAATATAGTGAATTCGGTTAAATCTCGATAACCATTATCTTCACCTAAATCACTCATACTTTCTGGGTAGTTTTGAAACATAGATAATCCATGTGCAGCTTGTTGTGGAGTCATATACATATTCCAACCATGAAATGTAATATCATCATCCTTATAGTACTTTTCACTTCTACCTTCATATCTTGCTTTCTTAAACCAATCTGCTGCTTCAGCATCATCGGTTAGAATCATACCACCTTTCCAAATAGGAAGTAACTTTTTAATATGAAATGATAAAGTCATAAATTGACCAGGTACATACATATCAGATGTCAATCGCTTAGCCGCATCCCAAATAGGATATGGTTTTAATTGATACATACCTTTCCAATGATTTGTTTCTGCTCTCTTATCAAATATAACCTCACCACCAGCGTGTGTGATTGATTGAGGTACTGATAGGTAAGTTTGTGATGGAATTGTAACTTCCGTTACTTCCAAATACTTACAAGCTAAAAATAATGCGTTTGTACAACTATCGACTGAGATAGCATAAGGTGCTCCAGTATAATGAGCTATCTCCTCTTCAAACATTCTTACTATTTTGTATGGGTTGTGTAACATATTTAATCTTTTGTTAATATATAAAATTTCTTTGTAAATCCACAAGCTTCAAATAATTTGATACTAGCTTCATTATCCATTTTTACTTTTGCAAATGCGGTTGGTTCCTCATTCATAATTTCATTAATCATAAACTTACCAATTCCGTTACCTTGATAATCAGGATGAGTACATACTCTGATATCATCTTCAATAACTCCAACGTAACCAGCGGGTTCACCATTAAGTAAACCAATTCGATAGTAGTGTGAATTACCTTTCATATAATTGGTTTGCATGTCCTCAGTAATGTGTACTGATTTTATGAACCCACTTATAACTCTTTCATCGTTTCTGAGAGTTCTTACAAACTCCCAATATTCCTTTGTACATTTTACTAATTCCATTTACATATCTTTTGAATATCCTGTCCACCTTTGTAACTCCAAAATGCTTGTAGATATCCTCTATGTGTTGGCATATCCATCATTGGTGTTAAGCAAGTCCCAATATCAATATAAGTATTATTGGGATAATCTCTGAACAACTCCACAATTGCCAAGTTGGTGAAAGTAGAAGCTGAGAAAAGGAATACGTGATTTGTGATATTGTTATCTCCAATCCATTGTTTAATTTCTTCAATTTTTCCATAATCGTTTATCATTGCGTTATAACCTACTCTAAAATCTTTTTTGATAAATGGTAACCTTTCTAAGTTAGCATCATCGTGTCCAATAAATACACAATCTCTACTATAAAATATAGGTAGTATATGTGTGATGAATATTGGATAGTTTCCATTAACCCATAGGTTTGCCCAAGTTAATGAATCATCATCTCCACCAGCTAAATCAACTTGCCAATCAAATGCCTCTTTACCTACACAACAACTACAACTGATTCCTTTGAAATAATTGTGTTGTTTGTATTGTAATGATTCAACTAACTTTTGTTGATAGAACGAATGTTCATTTGGGTCAAAGTGTTTGAAATCAGGTTGTTGATATATACCACCCTGCTTTTCATCTCCTATTTGTATTACACCATTTCCCAAAACTAATTCTTTGTTTTGTAAGATGTACATTTCCCCATCAGAATATCTAGAGAATGCAAAGTGTTCTTGCTCTTCTAACTTAGTTCTGAATTTTACAAAGTGTTCTCTAAAGTTCTTCATTTCGTAATATATCTAATACCTTTTCAGATGTGTAACCATCTCCATATGGACATGATGTTCTAATATACGGATTTTTTATGAGTTTACCAAATAAATCACTTAAATCTTTTGGTGTTTCACACATATGTAAATGACCTGTATCTATACCTTCAGGTCTTTCCGTTGTTTTTCTACAAACTATTACCTTCTTATTAAAAAATGTTCCCTCTTCTTGTAATCCACCACTATCAGATATTACTAATACTGATTTACGTAATGTGTTGATTAGATATTCATGCTCCATTGGTTCAACAACTGTCACATTGCGTAGCAACGGTCTATGTTCTCTTATTTTTGGATTTGGATGTATTGGTAACACAAATTTAAATTGTGGATTGGATACTGCCAACTTTTCAATTTCAGTAAACCATTCACTCATCCAATGTAGATTTTCTCTACGATGTAATGTTACTAATATAAGATTTTCAGTTGTACATTCACCTAAATCAGTTAAGTTATCTAATACCGAATTACCTACTATAAATGTTTTACCATGTACTTTTTCACCTTTTAGATTATCAGATGATAATTCAGTTGGTGCAAAGTTCACATCAGCTATTCTAGCTATCATCTGTCTATATCCTTCTTCTGGATATGGATGTTGTAAGTTTCCACTTCGTAAACCAGCTTCCAAATAATAGATTCGTAACTTACGATTAAATGCAGCTAATGAACATCCGAATGCTGAACCAGTATCACCTTGAACTAACACTCCTCTAAAATCCCCATTTGGAAATTGTAACATACAATCTGATATGATTGAATCTAACCTATTGGCGTTTTCCGATATGGTAATTTTATAATCAACCTCTACATCTTTCAACAAATCAATATGCTGTCCAGTAAATAAAAGTTTATACTCACTCCTATCCATAAGTTTTATTAATGGTTTAATTTTCAACCATTCGGGCCTTGTCCCAAAACATAATAATATTGGATTATTTTTCATTTACTAACCTCCATCCTTTCTTTCTTTGTTCGTGAAAATATTGATTCATTAATTGTTTAAATGGTGTTCCTTCTACACTAGCTTGATTTGATTCCCATAATGAGTTCTCATCTCCACCATACTCAGCACCTTTAATACTTCCCCATAATGATTTATCCGATTTTGGATGTGGTGGAACGAATGTTGGAATACCTGCGTATTTTTGTAACATATAAGAAAAGTGCATATCCTCACCACAAGTGTTATACTTAGGGTCTGGCAATTCTCTTACCATATGAGATAACCATTCCTTCTTAAAGAACCAACTATGTCCAACTAAATCAACTTGAACTGTCCTATCATTGTTACCAGTATCAGGCCAGCCGAATCTAAGGTAATGTTCATAGTAAGATGAATTTTGTGGTGGTAATGGGTTTGGATAAAGTAAACCAACTGAACCTAATAAACCTTCATTAGTTTTCATTGTTTCCATACAATTCTCCAACCATCGTTCACCCGGTATTGTATCATCATCAAATACACAAACATATGGGTTTCTAGCATTCATTGCAAAATAGAATCTTGCCCATACTCCAAAGTTATAGTTACAATATGCAACTGGTATCTCTGAACCTATATCGTAATTTAATAAATCATTATCACCCGGATTATTGTACCACAATAGAATCTCATCAGGTTTAACTGTTTGATTCTTCAATGCTTCCAATTGTTCGTTGAGGTTATCTCCTCTTTTATAACCATTTAAAATAACTGTTATCATAACTTCTTTTTTGTTTCGTTTAACCAAACTTTGTTGGTATAATACTTTTTATAATTCTCTTTAGCTGTGTTACTACATAATTGATAGAACTCAGTATCCTCTTTAAGTTGAATTGCTAACTCCCTAGCCCTCTTTACATTACCAACATCAACTGATGTAAATGAATGTATTAGGCGTTGTGTATCAACCTTCTCATTACCAATTACAGGTATTCCAAAGTATCCACAATTAAGAGAGAATGTACCAGCAGCAACAGTTGGCATCAAATGTACACCATACTTAAACTTAGATACTTCTTTCATCCAATCTATCCAACTCATACGTGGGAAATGATTAATATTATCCAATGCCCCTTCATTGATTCGTTTAGCATGCGAATCTTGTCCCCATATCGGTACATCAAATTCAGATGCTACCATATATGATTCAAATCCACCATACCATCTTGCAAAGTTACCACCAATCAAAACCTTATCTTCGGTTATTGGTGTAATATCTTTTATCAATTCCTCTATCATTAAAGAACGAATAAACTCAACCTTCTTAGATGGGAATAAACCTTTGTAGTAATTAACATCACTATCATTGTGGGCAAAGATACCATCGGTACTACCCAAAAAGTTGTAGAACCTAATTTGGTCTACAACTTCATAATCATTCCACCACCAATGTGGTCCTTCTTGTATGTAATATACCTTTTTGTTAGTTTCCTTTAAAGTATCAACTAATGGTTCATTTAGATAATGTGAAGCTGGGTTAATCCCATCTATAATCTTTGAACCTTCAGCAGATAAGAATAACTTACCTTTTGGGAATATAATAAATACAACATCATAGTTACTAACTGATTGGTATTTAGCTAATGGATAATGAACTGCTTTTAATTCGTTCATCCATGCAAACTCTGTGCGTGCGTTAGGATGGTTATTTGGTACCAACCCATTAAATCCCATTTCGGTTAGAAATGCTACTTTCATATCGTATCGTATAATGCGTTTTGTTTTTCCTGTCTTTCAATCTCCTTTGGATGATAGATTGCGAATGGCTCTTCCAATGGTAGAATAGTTAACGTATTGTAACCTTTAATTCTCTCATGTACTTTACCTTCCCATTCTATTGTAGATGTTCTTCTATATATTCTAGTTTGTAAATCAGGCCAATTTACCCAACCTTCGTTATTTACATTCCATCCCCACTTTTTAATATGTTCATCGGTTAAACCTTCAACTGTATTAACTCTAGGTACAAAGAATAAATCAATATCTAAATTAGCTTCTATTAAATCATGCATATTTGCCACCAAATACTCATGTGGGATTTCATCTGCATCTATTTGAAAAATGAAGATACCTTTAGCATGATTCTTTATATTATTTTTAAATGATGCAAAATCTTTATTAAGTGGGAAATCAATCACATTTACATTTGAATGTAGTTGTTGAATAATTCTCAAATAATCAATAACTTCTTTTGTTGCACCATCAGTATCATATTGTATGAGAATCTCATCATCAGATTGTACTCTGGGATGTAGGAAGTTAACTAATTTTGTAATCTCAGTTAGTTCATTACAAACTGTGATTGCATATGTGATGTTAATCATAGTATTGTTTTAATGTTGGTTTCTTTAATGTAAATTCAGTAGCATGTTGGATACCAGATATCTTATAAGTTCGATATGCTGCTCCTTTAGCAACAAAGTTAGGTTTGTTTTTTATATATGAATCATATACCTTATTACCACCCGTATCCATTGGAGTTGCCAATTCGTATAGACCTATCTTAACTTGCTCACTATTCAATATATCAGAATCATCGTTTCCACCTTTTTTTGCCAAATCCTTAAACCAATTTAAAAACTTTGTTGGTTCTATATTTGATAGTTTTAATGCTGATACTTTACCTTCATATATACCTGTAACGAATATCAATGTTTCATCAGCTCCTTTTAATGTAGTTCTCCCAGTATCAACATATTTGTATGTTGAAATCTTATAAATTCCATAAGGTTTAATCTTTCCTTTAGAAACTCTAGTTCCAGAATCCATCAAACCTCTATATTTTGGTGCGTAATTCATTATACTTTATTTAATTTTGGTAATTGCATTTTGTTTTTGTTTAACTTAGGTAAGTTGAATGGTTTTTGTTGTGGAATTGCTTTCACATATTTACTCATCATCCCATCAAATACTTCATCCATTTTACTTAAACTAAAGTTTGTTTCTATGTTTGTTTTTAACCCAGCTGATTGCTTTAGGTATGTATCATACTCATTGAACACTTTATACATCTTATTAGCTGCATCTGAGTAATTTACACTAAACCATTTAGCCTCTTTAAGTAAGAACTTATCAGCGGCAGATTCATGCACATTTGTTAATTCACCTTCTAAGAAAACAGTGTGTTCTTTTGGTAAGAAATCAACGTGTCCACTCCAACCACTAACCATAATAGGTTTACCAGTTAATGCAAATTCAGCTAAAGGTCTACCATACCCCTCACCTTTGGTGAAAGATACCATTGCCTTTACTTTAGGATGATTGTATAGTTCACTCATTTCCGAATCTTCCAAATCTCCATGTAGTAAATAAATCTTTGGTAAATCATCACCTAAATCTTTTATAATAGCCTCTATCTTATCTCTCGTATTCTCTCTATCGATAACTGAGAAACCAGCATGTGATGTTTTTAGGATTAGACCTGGTCTTTTATCTTTAGGTAGATATTTGAAAACAGTAGAGAATGTTTTAATTACCATTCCCACATCTTTTCTATCTTGCCCCAAATTACCTTTCAACCAATGTCCTACATATAGGAAGTTGAAATCAGATTCCAATACACCATCTAAGATATCTACTTTAGAATCGGATGGTAAGTATCTTTCTAAATCAACTCCTTCGAATAAAACCTCAACTGGTTTTGTAATTCTATATTCACTTATCACTTGCCCAGTTTGATTATTCTTTTCTTGATATGCAGTTTGTAACATTACATTCTTTGTAAATGTAGATGGTACAATTATCAAATCCATTTTATTGGAACCATCTATAAATTCTTTTGGAATGACCGTAGTTTCTACACCAGCAGTTATACCAATGTTATAGTTACCCTTTGGTTCGAATTCATTTGCAACAGACATCTGCATAAAGATATCTGGCTTTTTCTCCAACTTAGTGATTATGTTAGCGAAAACTTTATTACCGAATTCGGAATCGGGTTTAATTTGATTTTGTGGAGTATTACCCCATCTAGTTGGTACAATTTTTACATCATACTTATTCATTTTAAATAAGCTTCTAAGGATATCCCTTGCGTGGTCACCATACCCACTTCGAGTAAATACCGGCGCCTGATATACTAATAATGGTTTATTCATAACTTTTTATTTTATTGTTGTGTTGCGTAAATTGATATTATTTTGTAGTTATCATCAAATACAAGTTCATCTACTATGTTGAGAGTTTCCCCGCCAATTTCAAGAGTTATAACATTTGAATATCCTATTGGATTTGATGCTTCCTCTGCATAGAATTCAGTTGTACTTACCACTGTAAGTGTGAACTCATTTTCAAAGAATGCTTCATTAACTTCCAATACATCATTAGGGTTAGTCCATTCACCATTCCAATCGGTTAACTTTATATCATTTGAGTATAATCTAGCTAAGTAATTTAAATCCTTATTTTGGAATCTATCAAAGTATTTGTTGTTTACTGCTAATGTGCGTGTTGTATCTAAAGCCATATTAATTTATTTTAAATAATTCGAATCGTTTACGTGGTTTCCAATTTTCAAAAGTACCTTCGATACCCTCTACTAATGTACCACACATATTCTCCACACTTAATCCAGATTCACCAATAAATGAATCCCTTCCAACTTGTCCGTTTGCTGTAAGTTCTTCTTTAGGAGTGTTGTACATCTCTTCCATAGCAGTTGCTACATCATATACATCTACTTTATCATCCCAAATGTAAGGAGTTGGTACTGAACCAGCCATAGTTTGTGCTCTACTCCATACAGGTCTAGCCCACACACCACTATCTAATTTATCTTCCCAATCTCTCCATTTATGTAAAGAACCTAATTCTTTGTAATCTTCTGAAGTAACCAACTCACCCGTTTCTTTGTATCTAAAACCACATTGGTCTTGCAATCCACCAGTTACGTTAACAATGATTGGAGTTCCAGCCATTACCGATTCTGCGGTTGTTAATCCAAATCCTTCATTACCTGCAATATTGATTGTTACATCTCCGATATTATATAGAAGATTTAACTCATCCGTTGTTCTTCTCTTATCTGAGAATATTACGTTACAATCGGGTGCTAATGTTTTGTGTACTGAATGTAAATCAGTTCCATTGTTATCAACAGGTTGAGTGTGCATTAGTAAAGCCACTTTCTTAGCTTTATCTTCACCGATTCTATCACAAAAATCTTTAAATGCCATTATCACATCAGATGGTTGTTTTCTACGGATGTTACGATTTGACCAAAAGAATACAAAGTCGTATTCGTTTCCACCTAATACCTCTGAACGGAATTCAGTTGGTACTTCAGTTGGGAAGTATTCGGTTGATTTGATACCATGTGGTACATATGATACTTGCCAATCTTTGTGGGGTCTCCACGTTGGTTTATCAGTACGAGAAGTTAATCTACTTACGATACCATAAGTTTGACGAGAAATACAACCAATCCAATCACAACTTTCATAGTAATTTCTATTGTATAACGGGTCTGGTAAATCATCCCAAATTGCGTAGAATAAGATTGGGATATTTTGTCTTACCTCATGCTCCATATCATATAACCAAGTCCAATAACGTGGGTCGGTAAAGTGTAAGATAGCATCAGGTTGTTCCGAATTGATTAGTTGTCTAATTAAACCTTGGTCACCATACCCACTCCAAGGAAGTATTTTAACACTAGCATCAACTACACCAGTTCTTTTTTGTATATCTAATGATACATCCAATATCTTTCCCTTTTCAGGGTGTTCAATTGCTGCACCTACTTGGAACCAATCATATTTATCAACAGTACCCATTACCATTGCCTTAGACATGGTAGCGATACCACTTGCCATCCTTAAATCATCGGATAGTAATAGAATCTTCTTCTTTTTACTCATAACTTATTAATATAACCTGTTTAATTTAAAATTGTGACCCGCTGATTTGTAGTTTTAAGTACTCATTCATTTCATTTCTGAAATCTTCATCGGTCACATACCGTTCCACTGTTCTATTTACTAATTTCTGAAGTGTTACATCCGATTCAAACGATACTTGTTTAAACGTTGAATATACTCCTTTAATTATTTTTACAGTAGTTAATTTTGTTTCTACACTCATAATATATGTATTTGTTTCATATATATAAGTATATAGATATTTTATTTTACGATGATTTTTTATCACATAATCCCCTCTTACCAAATTCACAAAATTTACAATTCTTTTGTCTATCACCTGGTTGCTTTGGGTAATTGATATTTCGGTACTTACCCTCATCATCAAATACATCATTTACAAAATTGTTAAACTCTGTATATATTTTGTTTACAGTTGGTTTACCATTTGCTGGGATATGCTTTGACATATATGGGATTGGGAATGGAGCATCTTCATAGAGTTTTCTTCTCATAATCTGATATTCTACTTTTATCTTATCCAATGAGATATCGAATAGTTCAGAATAATATTTCTTATACAAAACTATCTGAGCGTTTTTAAACTTATCAGCTTTAGCGTATTTGTTCCAACCCATTGTAGATGTTTTCAAATCTATAATAATGATTGAATTATCTGATAAATCCCTCATCACCACATCAATGAAACCTATGAATTCCACACCTGGTTTTATTTTAGCTTTAAGTGGTATCTCTATACCTACTAACTCAAATCCAGTCTTTGTGTAAAACTTATCTATCTTTGCTTTGAACCATTCTAAGATTCTCCTACCATCACCATAGAACTCTTCTAATTCCAATTGAGAACATATAGTTCCCTCTGATAACTTTTCAGTTTCTTTTGTATATTCCTTTCGCATCCATTCTGCTAACAATTTATCGGTGTTAACCTCCATTGCTGCTTTCTTAGATGTACCATACATAACTTTTAGGAACTCTTGAATCGTTTCATGTATTGCCGTTCCGAAAATTGTATATATGTTTGCTGAAGATTCTCCTAATCTATCTATGTATCTCAACTTATATTGTTGAGGACATGATGAATAGGTTGAATATTGTGAAAAACTAACTCTTGCCATAAATATCTTTGTTTGTTACACAAATATACGAAAAAAAAGTGAAACTACCAAATGTAATTTCACTTTTCTTCAATTTGTTATATTTTATATGTGTTATGATAAATCAACAGTGAGTAGTTTCATATCACCACCCCATTGTCCATCAGTTGTTCCCTCTTCTATGTATATGTTAGCAACATTACCAGTAAAGGTTACTTTAGTTGTAAATGGTAATTCAGCAGATAATACCGGTCCCATAGTCATCTTAGCTACTTCTAAATCAGATGTTTTCATAATCATCGAAACCATTTCTTTTACTTTATCAGTATTTGTCATAATCTATACTTTTATCTTTAACTTCTTAATAATTTTAGTTTCAGTACCATAATCTTCAGATAACTGAATGATACGTTCCTTACCACTTTTGGAGTTATATAAAATCTTTAGGTAACTCTCAGCTTCCAACTTAGATACCTCATAATGATTTGCTACTAATTGAACCAACCACTTCTCATACTTATCAGCTCCCTTTGGTTTCATATACTTCATAAAGTGTCTACCCTTTGGAAGTAAATCAATTAATGCTAAATACATTGCCTTTGGTGGTACTTCTTGAAGATATGGTTGAACAGCTGCTATTGTTTCTACCCACTCATATTTCATAGATAGGAATCGTAATACCATAAAGTTGGAAAACGTTTTCTTATCAGCATCTTCCAACTTATCCCAATACTTTGGGTCCTGTGTGTTGGTAATCATTTTTATGTGGTCGAACAGTCCTATTGCCATTACTTACCTTCCGATTTGTTCAAATCCATTTGGATTAATGCTTTCAATTGCTCCGGCATTAATTCCTCACATATCTCACCACAATTAGCACATAACATAACATCTATTGGAACTACTACATCCTGCGGAGTACCAGTTATCAATTTTGAAATCTTACGAAACTTACCAGCGGTTACGAATACATCATCTCCACAATGTGCACAAACGATTGGTTTGGATTTACCTAAGTCTATTTTAGGTTGCCCTTGTCCAGTCTCAACTTGTTGTGATTGTGTTGGCTTTTGTGGTTTCCCACCATTCATTCCTATTACTTTTGTTGCCATCTTAAATTAAATTTAATATTTCGATTAATGTTGCTGCCATTGGGATTTCCTTATCAATAGCGTTAAAGTGTCTACTCTGTCCTTCAGATAGTGCAATGATTACATTTGCCGTATTTGATGGTGCGAACTCATCTACCTTCTCATAAAGTAAAGTAAATAGTTCTGAGAAATCAGTTACTCTACTATCAATGATTGTTTGCCTCATATTAGTATATTTGTTTCTCTTATCATCTTTAGATTTAAGAATATCCAACACTTTGATTTTGTAATCATTTTCTAATAAGTTCTGAGTATCTACTTGTAACTTACCTTTGTTTGAGTTCAATTGACAGGTATTGATAATCTTACGAATATCAGGGTAACCTGCATCAATAATTGGAACTAAATCCTTTGGTTCAAATTCAACACCTTCCGCTCCCAAAATCTTTGAGATTTGAATTGCAACATCTTTCTTAGTTGGAGGTACAATTTGAAAAGATTGACAACGAGATTGAATCGGGTCAATTACCTTCTCAACATAATTACACGTTAGAATAAATCTACAATGTTGTGAGAATGTTTCCATTAAGTTACGAAGAATAGCTTGTGCATTTGGTGACATATAATCAAACTCATCCAAAATTACTATCTTCCACTTTTTGAATCCCATAGAGGATGCAAAGTTTTTTACCTTATTACGTACAGTATCTACGTTGTTTTCATCAGATGCGTTAATCACCATATAATCACAATCAACTGATTTTACTATCAGTTTAGCCAATGTTGTTTTACCAGTACCAGCTCTACCATGTAATAATAAGTGAGGAACATCACCTGTTTCTAAGTAACCTTCTATTTTAGATTTTAAGTGTGCATTACCTACGTAATCAACTAACTTTGTCGGCCTGTACGATTCCACCCAAAGTGAGTTATCTACCTTTTCTTCTTCGTTTTGTTCAAAAAATGCCATTTATATATTTTTATTTTGTTTTATTATCTACCTACTTCACTTAATCGTTGAGCTTTAAACTCTTCCCACGTTGTACCTATCCCATCTAAATAAAATAAGTGTTCCGTTTTTAATTTACCAGCATCATGCAACTTAGAATATCTCTTTGTAGCTTGTCGTTTCCACCACTTATTAATATTCTCTTGCCCTTCTACGAACTTCTTTTTCATTACTAATTCAGATTCTTCTATTTCTGAACGTAAGAACTCAGGTCCGTTTTCGTACATCATTGCTAAATACACACCACGTTTAAAACCATGATGATATGCCGATTGCTTGATACCACATTCTTTGAATATCTGCCCAAGAATCTTTTGTTTGATACCACTTACAGGTCCACTAGCTCCCTTACCAGTTCCCATACTCTTACCATTACGAATTCTTTCGTTGGTAATAGCTTTCTCATACCATTCTGCTCTATTCTGCTTTATCCATTGGTGCCAAGGTTCATAGAACTCATCATCTGGTTTTAAAGAAATCTTCCCAGCGGATTCCCCCAACGTTTTAAAGTGAGGGATTCCGTTATACTGAGAATGAATTCCGTAAAGAGAAGTTGTTCCTACTGCTATCAATGTTTGCCCATACTTTCTTTTCCAAAATTCCCTAACTTCGGGAACAGTGGTCATCATAGCGGTTAGTTTACCACCTAAGAAATTGTAACCTAAAGGTTGGGTACAAACAATAGTGGAAGCGATAGTAGTGTAGTTTAACTTACCATTTACGAATTTATCTTCTTTTTTCCATCCGATGTAATTATCTCTAACACCCATTGAAGTAACATCTGATGCTAATGATACCAATCCTAACAATTTACCACTAGTCCTATCTTTAATAAAGATTTTTACATTACGACCAGGGTTAGCTGTCCAACTCATAGTATGAATCATCCTACGTAAGTAGGTCCATTTCGTACCTGCTGCAGCATCATCCTCAACTATTTCAATATAAGGGTCTAACTCATCTATTTCTTTGATAGTTTGTTCCTTATTATTGATATCAGTTGGTTTCCATTGTGTATCATAAAGAGTTGAGATATGTGGCTTGTCCCTAATCATAGAGTCCTCCTGCAAAGCAACCCACTTTTTATATAAAGTTTGCTCTTCAACAGTCATTGTCATTAAGTAATCCATATTTTCAATAAGTTTTCTTTTCTCATCTTCAAATATAAATTCAGGCTTTGCATCTTCTACATCCCAAAAGCTCATACGTTTCTTTTTTTAGTGTTAATAGATTTTACTATTTAATTTCTACGAGATAGTAATTCGATACATAATCTCCTTCGGTGAATGCCACTTTAGCCAATCCAGATGAAGAAATCTCCAATGATGAAGTTGATGAACCTTTGTTAGATAACAAAATAGCTTTCAAATACTTAGCTGAAAATGCAATTGGTTTAACATCACCTTCACATTTACAATCAACAGTGATTGAGATTCGGTTTGAGTTAATTGAAGAATATCCTAAGATGATTTCTCCTTTACCATCTTTACAAGTGAATGTAAATGTATCAGCATCTGCTAATGCTCCCTTAGATTTGATGAATTTATTTACAAACTCATTATCTAATGTAATATCTACGTTGAAAGGAGGTAGAGCTTTTAAATCAGGTACCGCTGGGATAACTGAAGGTGCTGCTAACATATACTGCATCTTAGTTCCTTTATCTGAGAACTTCAAAGCACCAGTAACTTCTTCTACTTTAATATTGTTATCCAATACACTCATTAATCCTTTTAATTGAGATGTAGTGTAGATACCAAATTCTCCATTTGGGAATTCTGATTCAGTTACTGTAACATCTCCTAAAAGAGTCTTGTCATCAGATATCATTCGAACTGATAATGTGTTATCATCCGATTTAATCATTACCGATTCTACCTCACCACCAAGGTTGTAGCGGTTTACAAAACCATCTAATTTTAATTTTTCCATAATTGTCCTTTTAATATTTATTTTATTGTTTTACAAATATACGAAATCTAATTGATATAACCTAATTAAATTTACATTTTATTTCTACGTTGTGTAGTAGTGTAGAATTCTACTTTCTTATTATACTAATATACGATTTATTATTCAACTATCCTAATTAAAATGCGAAAAACTGCTCAGCTGTTTTTGTTGAACTTAATACTGCTCCCCATCCTAATGCCCCATAGAAATCTTCTAACTTCTTTAATAGTTCTCTTTCGAAAATCTTATCATAATCAATGTAAGTTCTAATTAACTCCATTATTTCTTTAGGGTCATCATAACCATTGAAACCAACCGCCTGTAACCCAAACGGATTTTGTTTTAGATATACCCACTTAATCTTATCACCATCTTTCAAAGGTGCGAAGGTTTTATCCAACTTCCAATGTTTTAATAGTTGATTATAAGCGATTGATGCTTTTACGTGTGCTGGGCAACCTGATGGGAATCGGAACATTGCCGTTTGCCCTCTCTTCTTTGGCATGTATTTAGATAGATTCTTAACACCACCGGCTTTAGCAATCTTAACTACATCCATATTTACCAAATCTGCTTTGAAATTGTAAATCTTATCAGTAAGTTGTGTTTCAGTATCACCTCTTAGGATTTCAATAATAACTTCACCCATAAACTTTCTAAATGCGGCTGGATATGATGAACGTACAACATCCAATCCCTTTACATCTAACTTATCAACAGCTACACCATTATCCGATATAATCCATTGTGCGTATCGCTTCTTAGC